AGCCGCTTCCTGTTCAGAGTGGGGGTCATCAATAATCAATAGATCTGCGCCCTTACCAGTTACTGTTCCTCCCACGCCAATAGCGAAGTATTCTCCGCCACCATTAGTAGCCCACCGGCCAGCAGCTTTTGAATCTTGCCGTAAAGAAACATTAGGAAAGATTTTTGCGTACTGCTCACTGTCTACCAAGTTCCTAACCTTCCTACCAAATCCAACGGCAAGATCAGCCGTGTTAGAACACTGGATCACCTTCTTATTAGGGAACTTACCCAAAAACCACGACGGCAACAGGTAACTGGCAAACTCACTCTTAGTATGCCGAGGAGCCATGTTAATAATTAATCTCTTAATCTTCCCATTAGCTACATCCTCAAACTTCTTAGCCATTAGAGAATGATGCCTCCCAGAAACAAACCCCGGCCACATCGTCTTAATATAGTCCATGAAAGACACCTGCGCCTTTTCTCTTACAAGCGCATTCTTGTACTCATCAATATCAGCCAAGAAAATATCTCGCTCATTCTCCGGCAAACTATCAATCAAAGTATCTAGCTTCATGTGTGACTTTATTCAAGGTTCCTGAAGTTGATGTACACAGGTCTAATCGTCCTACCCTGTCTATCAACCTTCTTTATAACACCTATATTCACAAGCCGCTTAATTATTTTTGAAGTATTTGACATACTCATCTTTCCCCTCTGATGAGCTATGTCCTTCAAAGACGGGCTAAACCCGTACCTCTTCCACCACTCATCAATAATCAAAAACACTTCCTTCTGCACCGGGGTCATCTCTACCTCCATACACTCGTTAAACGTCTTATCACTATTTCGAGCCGTCATCTTCTTGTTAATCTGGACTCTAGAAATCATGCTTATTCCTGCACGCAGAAATCATTTATCATTTCTGCGTTGAAAAAAATTCTAGAAAAATTTTTGTAGAAATCATTAATCATTTCTAGCCGGGGGGTCTTCCCTAAAAGCAGGGGGTGGGGCATCGCCAGTTCTGTTTCCTATGGGGCGGGGGGGTTCATCCAGATCGGATTCTTCTACTATTCGTTCGGGTGGAATAGTATGTATAGAATCTTGTGACTCCGCAACGCCGGTTGGGGGGGTCGGGAGTGGGTGGGTCTCGCCCGCTAGCTCGCGCAAAAGGGTGTCCGCCTCTACGAATGTCGCGTCCTCTGCGCCCGCGTTGAGCATCTGCCGCAACTGCGCCATGATCTGCGCTTTGGTGTCCTCGCTAGAACGTATCGTCCGCACCTCGCGCCTCTCAGTGAAAGCCGCCACTTCCGTGACTGTGCCGAGTACCTTAGCCGCTTGCACTTTGGTTGCCTGTTTCGCCTCCGGGTCAATCACCACTTGCACCAAGGATTGGATTACAAGTTCCCTCAAGGCCGCAGGGGTGCGATGTTTAGCCGCCTCAATAGCCAGCTTGTACGCTTCGACCTCAAGGGCTATTCGCGGGTCACTCGCCAGCTTGTAAGGTTCTGTCGTGATCGTTGCCCGCGTTGCGTCCTTCTTGTGGCTCTGCCTGTATGCGTCAGCCTTCGTCTTACCGAGCGCGAGCCCCTTCGCGAACTCTTGTTGTTTCCCTGTTAACGCTTTACCGGAAACGCCTAGAAGCTCAGTCATTGGCACTTGCTCTAGACCTTCCCTGATTTGTTTTCTGCTCAGTGTTTTCATGTGTGTTCTCTCTCTCCTGTATTGGGGGAATGGGAAGCAAAGCCGCACCGCTTCGCTAGTTCCTGACGGGGCGATTGGAACAGAAATCTTTTATCATTTCTACCCCTTTTAGGCAGCTTGTTTTTGTAAGCATTTCGTTCACAGTTTGAAAAGCACTTTCACCCTGTTTTTGTAATACTTTTGATTACTTAGGGAAATCCCCTAGCGTTGTTTTTAAAGGCTTTTTTGATACATGGCACGATTCTATTATGCTATATATGTGTAAGGCACGATAAATCGTTACAGTGTTTTACACCAACTTACAAAGGACTGAAAATGAACGCTAAGCAACTTGCAACCATTCAGACGATTACATCGGATAAATGGTTTCAATGGAAAACCTCCAAGCATATTGACGGAACTCTAGCCTTCAGCGTTTCGCACATTGGGGACTCTGTAATGGTTCACGCCTTCAACACACAATCAATCGACTGGTTTCAAAAAGCATTTAGCGCGACCATGTTAGTTGGCGTAAGGGGCGGAATCAAAAACCTTCACATTCACATTTTTTAAACCAAAGGAAACACCATGCAAAGGCATTACATCCGACTCAATGGCAAGGATTACACCATCCGTAAGCACGATGACGGGCGCATTGACATTGACACCACTTGGGAAATTCCCCACCCAAGCGATGCCGGACTGACTCACCCGCGCATGGTTCACCGCTACGCCTCAGTCAGCCCTTATGGGCGACTCGGCAAATCCATTTTGAAACAACTCGAAATCATCTAAGGAAAAACCATGACAAACAACCAACCCGACCACTGCCACTTTTTCGCGTCCTCCTTTTGCACCTACATCACAACCACCGAAAAGAGAGACCTCCGGCAACTTATGAAACACATGGATAAAGAGGGCTATTCCTATAACCTGTTCCTTGTCCCTGTTCCGCATACCCAAGAGTATGAAATAAACCTGTTTCAGCCTCAAGTTGACGGCACTCAATGGCTCGGGTTCTTTGACAAGAAAAAAACGCGCTGAGCACTGCCTGAAGCCCTCCGGTGAGGGCTTTGGGGATTACTTACCAACCACCAAAGGAGAGACCATGACCGACAAACCTAAAACAATGGGCGAACTTGAAGCCGAAAACCTTGACGGCTTCCGCAACCCCTCACGAACTCCGGCAGAACAAGCCGAGATCGACAGACGCACGAAAGCAATGCGCGAGCATGACCGACTGCACACCGCCATTGAAAAAGATCAACCCGAAACCGATGAATAAAGGAGACCATCCGATGAAACTTGAAACCCTAGAAACATGGCAAACCCAAGCCCGAGGCACTCATGAGCAAGAGTATGAGATTTACTTGTCTTGTGCCAATGATGGCAAGGGCGGGGACATTACCCGCAATGGCGAACCCCTAAAAACTTTTGAAGAATGGATGAAATCATGACCGCCATTGTCCTAGACACGCCCGAGCAGATCGCCCGCTACCGCCTGTTGACCCTCCGAGCCGCCCTCCGGCTTGAGATCGCGGGCATGAAAAAGCGGGGTCAATCCGCTTATCAAATCCTCAAAAACGAGGGCTATTCCGGCACTCGCGCCCAAGTCCTTGAGCAACTTCACAACCACCTCGAATCAACCAAGTAAGGAAACATCATGCAAAGAATCACACGCAAATTTTTAGAAACTCAGATCAACACATTAAACCAAATCACGGGCAACCCTTTAGATGCCTACCGCACCGAGAACGGGAAACACTTTGCCAATATCGGCAATTACCACCTAGACGGGGCTTATGGGGGCTTTGCCCTTTCCCGCATGGTAGGCGAATCGGGCGGGTGTTCTGACATCTTTTCTTGTGGTCATGTAAGCGCACGACAACTAAGCGACCTTATCGCGGCATACATGGCGGGCATTTACTCAGTGCAAAAGGAGACCGAATGAACTACCCACCCGCTTACATCATTGATATGGGCTATAAATTCGAGCGCACAAAAAGCAGCACCCGCGCGAATTTTTACCGCACTTGGCTAGCCAATGCCACCGCCAACGATCCCGCCAACCGCTTGGAGATCGTCCGATTGTTTGAACTGGGCAGGGCAGAGGCTAGATGACCGCCTGAAGCCCTTTTTTGAGGGCTTTGGAGGGTACTTTTGCCCGAACAGGAGAAACTAAATGATAAAAGTTGATAAATACAACGTCAGGATTGTGCGAAAGGGCGACCGCTTCGGGCGCGACGATTGTTTGACCCATGACGACGACCGACCAATGGTTGAATTCTACGACTCAAACCATCCGACCGACGACGGGCGAGGCGGCTTTGTGAGCCGTTATTACGTTGGGACGCTACTTGGGCATGAGGGCTTTTATGGGGGCGACCCTACGGGCGGTTTATGCCTTGACGGGGGTCAACGCGACACCTACACAGTCAGCGATCAGGATATGCACACAGTAAGAACATACATTCAAGAGGCAACAAGATGAACACCAAAACTCACAAATCAATACACCGAGGATGGGTCACAGAATCTCACGTTGAGATTAACGACACCATGCGCCTGAGAATCCTCACGATGAAACGATGGGGCGGGTCTCTCTGTACCACCGCCACAGTAGAGCACAAAGACGGAAATTATTTCTATTACGAGCCGTTTAAAGACTACGACAAAACAATCTTGAGCACCCGCCCCGCCCGAGTTACTCAGCGCACAGTCGAGGAACAACACGCGCAGGCTACGCGAAACCTTGACCTAATCCGCGACACCATCGACCACCATTATTCATTGACGCACTAAAGGAGACCATCCGATGAAGTACCAAGTTAGAAACCATAACGGCACACTTTTAGGCGAGTTTGAGACCTTTTCTGCCGCCTATGCAGAGGCAAATTTTTACCGCGAGCAAACAGGCAATGCGGCTTATATCGAGGAGACCATCCGATGAAAACTTACGACATAAACCTTGTCTTTACTGCCCATGCAAACCTGACTATTGAAGCCAATAGCCAAAAGGAAGCTATCGAACTGGCATGGATTGAGATTGAAAAGAACGCAGACTTTAGCAATCCTGATGGATTTTGGGAGCTTGGTTATGCAGATGAAATGTGAGGAGACCATCCGATGATTGACTCAAACGCCCTTTCGTCAGCCCTTTGCGATATGTACGACATACGCGAAGCCCTGACCGACAAGATAAAGAACAAGCCCAAGGACAACGAGGGCACAGACATAACCATTGGGGACTGCCTCGATGATGTGATCTTATTTTTGGAACAACTAGAGGAGACCAACCAATGATCTATCAAGGCAAAATTATTCCCGACTGGGATTGGGGCGAAAAAAGCAACAAGAAACTTCGCAAGATTTTTTCTATTCCCGCAGATCAACCTTTACACACGAGCAAACAACTAGATTTTTTTCTCAACTATCTTTTGCAGGAAGTTGATATTAACGAACTGGTCAGCGAGTATTTGTACCACGCACCGATGAAGGTACTTGCAAGCCAAGCCGATGCAATCGGTTCTTTTGAACTTGAGGAGGACGAAGAATGAAAGTCTGGAAAGTAAACATAGACGTTTTTGTCACTGGCGAGAACGAACAAGACGCTATCGACAACCTGATCGGAGAGTTGGATTACGCTTTCTCGCACTTGGACACACCGCTTCACGCTTACTCACACCCTGAGAACGCAGAACTTGAAACAGAAATGGAGAATTGAAATGGCAAAAGTAATTAAAGAAAACGGATGTTTAGTTTTACGCGATGACTGGGACGAGGACGACATCCGATCAGTCGCGGAACAGATGGAAGTTGAATTGACTGACGGAATGGTTGAGGAGGCTATGCACTGGGTTGCTAAAGCATTTGATGCAACCATTGGGATCAACTGGGACAGTATAGAAGCCGCTATTGAGCTAACTGTTCGACTAGAGAGGCAAAGAAAATGAATCACGCAAAACAACATGACGATTCTTATGAACGCATTGACAAAATGTGGGAAGTCAAAGCCAAGGAAGCGAAAGAACTTTTGAAAGCCGAGATCATTGAACTGTTAAACGAAAACCATCCGGCAGAACTGGCACGTTTGACCGGTGCAGATGACACGACTTGCAAAAAGATTGTGCATGAGCTTTACATGGAGAGATTCAATGACTCGAACTGTTGGCACGTTGAGCAGTCCGACGACATTTGGGTTATCTACGGAGACACCACGGACGAATGGATAGACGAGAACGGAGATTACAGAGGCTTTGATACCGAGGAAAAAGCAAACGACTACATTAAGGAGACATTCAAATGAAATGGATCGTAATCAACGGCAACCCCATAGATGGATACAAATATTATGGGGCGTTTGCATTATGTGAACAAGCTCACCAATGGGGTAACGATTATTTTGATGAGTCTGGGTATTACATAGCAGAACTTATTGAGCCACAGGAGGGAGAAGAATGAAAGTATCAGAACTAATTGCACACCTAAGCGAACTGCCCCCGCACCTTGATGTAATGGTGTGGGATGCAGGAAACCGCGCAGGGATTGCGAGCGTAGACGACTCATTTATCCATGACGAACAACCATTTGTTGAACTAAACACAGACACAGACGATTAAGGAGACCATCCGATGAAATACAAAGTAACCGCCTCATACACCATCACTTGCGTAGCTGAAGTTGAAGCCGACACCGCAGATGATGCACATTTACAAGCTAAGACAATGGACGGAGAGAACTACGAACAAAAGGAATTGTCAAACTGGACTGTCCAAAGCGTTGAACTGTTACCCGAGAACTTTACCGAAGAACAACAAGCCTTTATAAATTCCTATCTTAGAAATGTTGCAGACGCACCGCGAGATATTGTCCAAGCCTTTATGTTGGCACAGGACGATGACGACTTTTATAAAGAGTATTGCGGTGAGTATTACACAGGACTAGCCGATGCCCGAGGTGTGTGGGCAGACGCTAAACGCTTCTTTAAGGAGGCGAAATGAAAACTTACACAGCCACAGTCATTCTCACAGCCCCGCGCAAGGTGACGCTGACCTTTGCCGATGATGTAATCATCCAAGATATAAGGGAAGCATTTAGCCAAGAGGGGACAATTATTTATTGGGGGGAGAAAGAACCCGATGAACACAACTACTTAGTTACAGGATTGGAGCAAATAGCATGAACTACCAATCAAGCTACTGGGACGATGAGAAGCTAGACATATTCCGAGACATGGAACGCAGGGCTTTTGCCGAGGGTAAACCTCCAGAGGAGACAGACCTCTACGGCTTTATCATCGACACCCTTGAAGAACTTATTCAAGTAAAAGAATCCTTATACCGAGATTCAATGGAGACATAATGGAAACAACTAGAACCTTCCCCCGCACACTAGCCGAGGCTTTTCCCGATGACCCCGAACACCGCGCCCGCTACGGATGCGCCATTCAAATCACAGGAGATCGTCCGACTTACTGGCAAGAGACCATACAATTAGCCGCAGTTTGTATTGCAATCGGCTACTGTTTAGGCAAAATCTTTTGATGAAAAAGAAAACTCTGTTCGCAATCTATCTTGTAGAAGATGAAAAAGGTTTCGTAACTGTCAAGTCTGACCACATAGGACACGGCATGATGAGTTACGAAATCGGCTTAGAGATACTGTCCAACCTCAAGATGGCGGAGGCTATGCACCCCGAAATCTTGAGCGTTGATTACATGTATTACTCAGACCAACTTCAATGACGCAACGAGGCTTAGACCTAGCTTTAATAAGCCAACCCTTTGATGGGTATCGTTCGCGTCCTCACCCACAACATCGCTCATCCAATACTTCCATCCGATCTCCTTTGCGACCCTCTCGCCTGTCCCGCTTTGATCGTTATCCGCAATGATGAGTCCATCCGGTAAGCCTACTGCAACCTTCTTCATGTTGCCCGCGCTGAAGCAAACATGAATGGTGTACCTCCGACTCATCTTCTTTAAAGCCGCTTGGATAGACAGAGCCGTAGCGTATCCTTCGCACAGAATATGCACACCCTTGTTATCAATTACTAACTCTGCGTTACTGGTGCGCTGACCATACAGAAACTTCTTTGAGCCATCCGATTCGATTAGCTGACATCCGACTAGACTTCCATCCACCCGCATCGGTACGACCAAAGTCTTTTTACCTTCATGCCCCCAGATCATGTCCTCAGAATCAACAAACCCCTTTGAATTGAGATACTCATGCTTGCCCAAAAGGGTCTGACTTAGGATGAACGCTGCCCGTTTAACTGCATCCGCTTGGTCAGCCAACCGCTTAGCGTCAGCCTCCCGCATATCTCTAGCGATCTTCTTTCTATCTATCTTAACGGGTGTCTCTGTCTGCCACAAAGATACCTCTGTATCTGTCGCATGGTTCTGCACAAAGCCATGATCTCCCATGAACTTGACTGCCCCGTTGCGCTTCCTTGGATGGTCATCCGTTGGGTATCTTCTCCACACTCCAATCGGTGGAGGGATGTCGATCAGGATGCCATGCGCCCTGCAAAATGAAATGAATTCCATTACCGCATCCTCCGAATCTGTTTGATGTACCGATTGATACCATCCTGCACAAACTTAACTACCTTGGGATCAGGCATAACTGGTGTATCAGCTAATGACCTAGGCCAGACCCCGAACTTTTCTTTATATACATTAGCCGCCCGTCCTTTAGACCAGCCGTTGTATTTGATGTACCAATTAAGCATCGACCACCACACTTGCTTGTCGTCACGGGTCATCGTTCCTGTGAGTTCTTCCATCTCACCCGCTAACGCCTCGACCTTGGTCTTTCTCTGCCTGATATGACCACAACTCTTACACATATCAGAGTTCAAAGGCCACAAAGCACCACACGCAGGGCACTTAGCCGCCTCTTTCTCTCGCTCAGTGGGTTCTTTCTTGGTCTTCTCTGCCCCGTCATCTAGTTCATTAACACCACCACCGAACACCTCATCCCAATTCTCACGGAATCTAAGATAGTTACCTGAATGATCTAGCCATACGGCAAACTCTTTTCCGTCATGCCCACGCATTACCCTTCCCATCTGCTGAATGTGAGAGGACAAGGACTTAGAGAACGGACGAGCCGATACTCCGATCATCACATCTGACACATCAAATCCTTTAGTCAGGATGTCAGTAGCAATCAAGCCATTGATCTCTGTGTCGGGCTTACTAAACTCCTCAATCACATCTTTCTTATACTGATCGTCATCCCGATAGCTGATGTTGATAAAGTTATAGCCACGCTCACCAAACTTCTGAGCCAAGTCAGCACCGTGAGCTACACCGGAACAGAAAACAATCGTCTTAGCCGGCTTACCAAAGATTTCATGGGTCTTTTTCTCCCATTCAACCACAATATCCCCAGTGATCTGCATACCTCGCTTGGTAGTCTCAGTAGGAGACCACTCACCCGCCACCTTCTTAGCCCCCTCCATGTTTATTTCTTTGGC